AGACCTTGGCTTATTGCCTCCTCAATTAAGAACTCGTCCGATAGCTCGATCAAGTCGTCAGCCCCCCTGTCTCTCAGGTATTGGGCTATGGTCTGTTTTGTTTGATACTTCATGGTTTCTAGTTATTTAATGGTTAAAAAATATGCCTCGTCGAACGGGTAACGCTCGCCTGTGTAGTCCTCATGGAACACTAACTCGCCATCCCCATTGAAACGGAAGGCGATAGCGTCCTGCGTGAACACATAGACAAGACCTTGAATCATTATCCTTATGTCGTCTTGTGATGAGTCAGTATAGAATTCCATTACCACGGTAGGCTCGTCAGCTCCCTCCCATTCGCCTACCTGTACGTTGTGTTTAACCGACGTGTACGAAGACACAAACGGCATAACTATTTCCTGTGCTGTGAATGGGTTGTTGTTCAACCCAATGTTCATTTCAATTTTGTTCATGATTTCTAGTGTTTAAAGGTTGCCTGCGGTGGCTATCTTGTGGCGCATAGCCCACTCATCCACCGCTTGTTGGCGTTATACATTTGTTTGTTTGTTTGTGGGTCGGATACCTGCTGTTGCAGTACATGGTAGTTAGCTCAAAGCACCCATCCCCTTTTGTCTTACTTGCCTATCACCACCTCGGTGTCTAAGTGCTCGGCAACTATGCCAATCAGCTCTAGGCGTTGTAGATTTGTTGCGGTAGCGTAAAGCTCCCGTAGTTTCTGTGCTGTAGCCGAGTCCAACTCAGCTACCAGCTCCTCAAATTTGCGTTCAAACATGTTACTTGTTTTATGGTTAAGACCCCACGCAGGGGGTTTCGGTCATCTAGACCTCATCAGTTAACCTCTTGTATTTTTTAGGTATCTTGTTATACATTCTCATGGTATGGGTGGATGACCAACAATTCAAATATACCTCTGTAATTACTATCGTCTTGGCGTTAACTCCGCTGTGCAATAGCAACGTGCCCAAGCCTACTCCACCTTCCTCAATCTGAAGGACCTCGCCTTCATATTCGTTTACGTATCTGTCGATGATATCTTGTACGTACTTTAAGCTAAATGTTCTCATGGTTTCCTAGTTTTAAATGTTTATTTCCAATTTGTTACGAGACGACGTGTCTCTTTGATTTTTACCCCGTTCAAAAAGTAGCCAATAATCTCATACTGACCCTCAATTCTCAAAATTTTTGCTTCCATGGTTTCCTGTTTTTTTAGTCGTTAATGTCTTCGTTGTGCTCAAATGTACCCGTCTCTAAGTACTCCAGTATCTCACCTCTGTAGGCATACTCCACGAGTATGTCATTGTTGTCGATGGTGTAGATTGTACGACCATCTACGTCGCCTGTTGGTCTGATGACTCCCGTCACCACGTACCAAATGAAAATAATGTTTGTCATAATAATTGTGTGTTAACCTTATTTTTTGGTGTAGTATACACCCTCGTGCATTACCTTGCCTGTCTTAGAATTGACGTACAACGTGTAGACCATGTACTTGTAGCCTTTACGCTTTGCATGTGGTGTAATTTTGTCTGTTTTGGTCCATGTCACATGCATGTCGCCATTCAGTTTTTGAAAGATTACTTCGTTCATGATATTGTGTTTTAAGTTAGTCCCCATGCAAGGTTGCGACCCTTGATTAACTCGCTCGACATGGGGTTGAAGTAAGTAGGGGTTGACCTGCACCCCATAAGGAATTGCCATCTTTTCTCGCAAGGCTGTGCGACTTACTCCTCAGTGTTTTTATTCGCAGGGGCTAGCACCATTCCCCCCAATGTATGGTTGTCTTGCAATCATTACCCCTGCGGTTGCTTCCACGCCATATCTAACAGCGTTTACCTTCTCGCAGGTCTTTTTTGCATCGTGCATCTTTCCATGATGCGTTTCCATACTTCAGACCGCCTTGACTAGATTAGGTGGATGCATTGTTACCACCGACAACGAAACCTCTCAGCGAGGGAAATTACTCGAATTACGTGCCTAGATTAGACTGAATTAATGAAACCGCAATGTCAAAGAACGTGTGTGTATTCGTATTCTAGCTCACTCGCTGTACTTGTCATGTTCCGTGGTTGGCTGTGTCACCCCCTTTTAATTACGTTAAGACTTGTAGTGTTTAGCTCGTTTGCTTGAATCAAAATTACTTCAGCACTTTCGATATTGCAAGCTTTTTTCAAATTATTTTTGGGTACGTAGATGATTTAGAGTAGAACTACGTAGATGGTACTAAGTAGAAATACGTAGATGGGATCTAAGTAGAAATACGTAGACAGACGGGTTTGCATCCATTGTTTTACAGGTTAAGCTGTTGACAGATAGGACTTTATACGTGAATTCATTTAGGTGGGTCAAATATCTTTGGGGCTGATAGGTAGATAGGTGGGATGATTCTATGTGCGATGGAGTGCGTGCCGTATCAATTGGCGTATGGGTGCACAGCATGTCGGAAAGCATGCATGCTCGTGCGTCATGCGTGACGTGTGACATGTGCGTGCAACACGTATGCGTGTACGTCGAGCGAGCGAGCGACATGTGTGTGTGCATGCATACATGTGGGCAGGCAGGCATGTCACCTGTGCGTGCGAGCGTACACGTGGGCGGACGGGCGGTAGGCACACAGGCAGGTGTGCACGTGTGACGTGGGCATGAGCACGCATGATGGCATGCCTACAGGAAAAGCCAAAAATTCCTAGGCAATTTACCGAATTGGACACCCCCCATCACGAATTCAACTAGTTTCCGTGCGTGCATGCGTACGTGAATTCTATATATTATCCGATACCCCCGATCGTGCAGCTATGTTGGATTATGTTGGTTTATGTTGAATTTATGTTGGTTTGAAGTGCCTCAAACCCTTGATTTTCCTCACTTTATGTTAGTATGTTATAACTTTCTCTATTTTTCACGAAAAAAAAATAATACCCCAATATATAGTATATAGTATAGTAAATGCAGAAAAAAGTCAAAAACGCCTCTCAAACCAACATACCAACATGAATGTCTGATTATCAACACTTTAGCCCAGATAATTCAACATGCTTTCAACATGTACTATAGGTCTTTCAACATATCTATAGGTTTTTCACCATGAGCTAAAATTAGCTCACAAAAGACCTTCTGTCACAAATAATGACTACATTTGTGACAAATAAAATTCAATGGCATATATAGAGCACAATTTCTTTCCTCTCAAGGTATTTGTTAGGAATGAGTACATGTACCAGCAGACGAAGGGTCATGGTGATTTCACCCCAGGGGTAGTCATATCTGTTAGATGCATGCCTGGTCAGGCTGCACTGTTCCAGGTCTTGCTAGAGAACGGTGTCCTACGGGACAAGCTACCGAGTCACGCACTGTTGACATCACCAGAGCTACCAGATCCAGACCTACCGTTTCACTACTTGCAGTTGTGGAACTGTTTCTCTTACAACTTCACGTTGGTGAGTCTGTCATATCTGTACGACACACCAGTCGAGGTGTACATGAAGGACAGGAAGTTTTACCCAGGTGTTTACTATGGCACGATAAACTGGGGGTCTAACGACCTAAACACTGACATATCTTTGGCAGAGGATCCGCTGGAGCACAAGAGTCACCACATCATACTACTTGACAACGGTCAGATAGCTTTGCAGCCTAACAACAGGATCAAGTGGTCGGAGCCTAGCTTTGTGACGAAGCCTTTCCCAGAGAAGCCAGACTACTTAGTGAACAAGGAGTGGTTCAACTGTGAGGGCTACGAAAAATGGCATACTGAGGACTCCGAAAGGATGTTCTATGACAATGAATAAGAATTAGTATCTTTGTGTAATGAAGAATAACAAGCCAAGAGTAAGAGAGGGTATGGTTGTCGGAAATCGTAAATCATACGCTAGAAATATGCGTGCTGGTGTTACACCTATGGACAACAACGGTGACAACTCTACACATGTAATGTCTTGGGGAGGTGGTGGTCCTGGATCTAAAAAATACAAGTACTCTGTAAACCCAACCATATTTACAGATGACAAAGGTAAGACGTGGAATAACTTGAGCGAAAAGCCTAAAGAGGCATATGATGAGGCAAAGAAGCGTGGAGAGGTGATTGGATTCAGATCTGCCAAGCGAGCTGAAAAGTTTGCTGCTGGAAGTTGGAAGAAAGGTGCGGACAGAAAAGAGGCGATGAAGAGCTATAGGGGTGCCAAGAAGAAAAAGGAGCTATACACTCAGTCTGAAGAGTTTAAGAAAGAAAAGAAAAATAGAAGATAATGCCAAAGGATTCCTGCTATAAAAAGGTGAAGGCTCAGTACGATGTATTTCCATCGGCACGAGCGTCACAGGCTATCGCCAAGTGTAGGAAGTCATCTGGTAACGTGAAGAAGACAAAATCTGGATCCGATCTGAAGAGATGGGAGGCTGAGAAGTGGGTCGACACAAAGACTGGTAAGGAGTGTGGAGCTGGAGGTAGGAACGAATACTGTCGACCGACAAAGCGAATGTCCAAGGACACACCTAAGACGAAGTTTGAGCTGTCGCCATCTAAACTTAAGGCCAAGAAGGCTGAGAAGTCGAGAGTTGGAATGGGTAGAAGAGTAAGGAGTGTATAGATATGCCGATAATTAGAAGAACCAGAGAGGTCACCAAGACGGAAGGTGGCAAGCACGTCGAGATCAGCAGATACAACAAGCTGACTGGCAAGGGTGTGTTTAAGGAAAAGGATATCGAGTACAAGACAAAAGAAGGTCCTCGTGTTAAGTACGTGGAGAAACAAACAGTAAAAAGAGACAAGGACAAGGACTGGAAGTCATCCAAGGAGTCAAAGAAGTTGGTTATTGGAGTAAAGAAGGTAAAGTCAGAGTCATTCTTTACGAAATACAAGAACAAATAGATCAAAAAATCATAAAATTAGCTCTCATTTGAAAATTTGAGAGCTTTTTTGTTTATATTTGCATCAAATTTAATGAAATATGATACCAAAAAGAGTTTATTTAGGTAATTCTGGGCACGAAAAGCTAAAAAACGGAATTAGAAAGCTGACTGGAGCAGTCGAATCAACGCTCGGACCATACGGTGAGACCGTACTGATGGAGTCAGAGAACCATGTAGGTGGTGTAGTCATCACGAAGGACGGTGTATCGATCGCCAAGAACATTAATCTGTACGATCCAGTGGAGAATCTGGCTGTAAGCATCGTAAAGGAGGCTGCCAAGAAGACGGCAGTGGCTGCTGGTGACGGTACGACAACATCTATTGTGTTGACGAACGCCATATTGGAGGCTGCTGACAAGTACATGGAGCCAGGTATGAACAAGACGAACGTCATCCGACACATCAACAAGATACTTGACGACTCGATTTCTTTCTTGGCGAAAAAGGCTAGGCCAGTAAATGGCACTGATCTGGTGGACGTTGCTACGATCTCGGCAAACAATGACCCAGATTTGGGTAAGATGATCGCTGACGTGTATGACCAGGTTCGAGTAGTTACGGTTGAGAACTCAAAGACACCAGTGACGTACTCTGAGATCATACATGGTATGAAGGTGGACCGAGGTTGGTCGAGCAAGTTCTTCGTTACTGACGAGAAGAAGGAGGAGTGTGTGCTTGAGAATCCATACGTGTTGTTGTGTGATCTTGAGATTAACAACTTCCAATCTATCTTCAACGCTATCGAGCCAGTTGTGAAGCAAGGACGACCGTTGTTGATTATCGGTAATCTTTCGCAGAACGCACAGAACACGTTGAACTTAAACGTGGTGAAGAAGGTGATCAAGGCGTGTCATATTCAGCCACCATCTATGGGCTACCGCAAGGACGACTTGATGAACGACTTGTCTATGGTCTTGGATGCACGCATCTACTCTGAGAAGACTGGTGATGATCTTCAGTTGATCGAGTTTGATGGATTGGGGCAAGCTGCAAAGATTATTGTTTCCAAGGACCGTACTATTATCATGCGTCATGCTAATGCAGACGACGAGGCTATCGAGAGCTATATCGGAGATCTTAAGGATCAGCTATCAGAGGCAGTTACACAGACTGAACGAAACGACTTGATGGAGCGTATTGCAAACATCAGTGGAGGTGTTGGTGTCATACATGTGGGTGCAAATTCTGATATCGAGCAGAAGGAGAAGTATGACCGTGTTGACGATGCTGTTCGTGCAGTAGGTGCTGCATTGGAGGAGGGAATTCTTCCTGGTGGTGGTATTGCACTAGCTAGAGCACTTGAGAACATTAAGGACGATGGTAAGGATAAGGAGTATACGGTTGCGGCTGACATTATGGCTTATGCTATGGCGAAGCCTACTGCACAGATAATGATCAATGCTGGTCTTGACTACATGAAGATATGTGAGCCGTTGTTTAAGAAAAAGTTCGACTACGGGTATGATGTGAAGAACGGCAAGTACGGATCGATGTACAAGATGGGTGTTATTGACCCAGCATTGGTGACAAAGAGTGCCTTGAAGAACGCAGTGTCTGTAGCTACAACGATTATGTCTACGCAGGCAATTATTACTAACATGAGAGAGGACGATAATGAAAAGTGTTAAGCCTATTAATAAATATATGCTCGTCAGCAAGGTTGTTGAGGAGATGAAGTCTCAGTCTGGACTCCTGTATACATCGCAGGAGTCTTCGGACATGAGGTACCAGAAGGCAGAGGTTATTGCTGTAGGAAACCTGGTAGATGTTATCAAGCCAGGAGACAGTATCCTTTACGACAAGGTGTACGGACACGAGACGATCATTGAGGGTACGACCTATACGGTGATTACTGAGATGAACGTGGTTGTAGTTTTGTAGGATTTCATATCTTTGTATTATGAAAGCAAAAATAAAATACTCGGAAGAGACTGGTATCCAGAAGATGATACGCTTAAAGAAAGAAAAAGAGCGTATGGAGGATCGTGACGAAGCAATGATGGAGGCACGAGCTATGCATTTTATGCATAATTCTTTTGATATGCCAATGCCAATGATGAAATACGGTCGTAAGAAGAAATGATCATTATTCGCCCACTAATTAAGGTACTCAGTAAGATCATTGAGTTGCCTAAGGGTAGCTATCTTGATCCTACGACTTTAGGCAGTGGAGATCCAAATGGTACCAACTTCCTTCGGGGAGATGGTACTTGGTCTACCCCTACGGCAAGTGATTTAAATTTAATATCACCATTACTTTTAATGGGAGCGTAATATGGCAACAAACTATAAAGTATTAGGACAATCCAGTCCAGCGGCAACAACGGAGACTGATTTATATACAGTTCCGTCCGCCACATCGACAGTTGCTAGTTCTGTTATTGTTTGTAATAGATCGGCAGTGTTGTCTACATTTAGAATATCAATAGCTGTGGGTGGTGGAGCAACTTCTAATAAGGACTACATATATTATGACCTCCCTATTGGAGCAAACGACACATTCATTGCTACTATTGGTGTTACATTGTCAGCAACAGATAAAGTGAAAGTGTATTCATCAAATACTAATTTGTCATTCTCGCTTTACGGATCTGAAATAAATTAACATGTCACAGGGATATACATCATATAATATAATTAGTAGTGAGATTTCATTTGCAAATACTCCTAACATAGATGCATTTGGTAGGCTAAGAACTAGTTCTCCGTTTACATTGTTTGACTCAAGTCATAGATTTGATGATAACGAATTGTGGTCTACGGCTACTGCTACAGGTGGTGCTGCCACGTTTAATTCTGCTCAAGGATTAGTTGATTTAGCTGTAACTTCTGCATCTGGTTCTGAAGTTATGAGAGAGACAACTAAAGTTTTTTCGTACCAACCTGGTAAAAGCTTGTTGGTGTTGAATACATTTGTAATGAGTCCTGCCAAGACCAATCTTAGACAAAGAGTTGGTTATTATGGTGCATCAAATGGGTATTACTTAGAACTTAATAATAGTACAGTTAGTTTTGTTGAAAGAACTTCTGTTAGTGGATCATTAGTAAATACACCAGTTGTTCAATCTAGTTGGAATATAGATAAGATGGATGGTACTGGACCAAGCGGAATCACTCTTGATCTAACAAAGGCTCAGATTTTGTTTATGGATCTAGAGTGGTTAGGTGTAGGAACGGTAAGAATAGGATTTGTTATAAATGGTAACTTTTACGTTTGTCATAAGTTTCACCATGCCAATATTATTGCCACTACATACATTACAACTGCTTCCTTACCATTAAGGTATGAGATAACAAATACAGGTGCTACAAGTGGTTCTAGTACGTTAAAACAAATATGCTCTACTGTATTGTCTGAGGGAGGGTACCAACTCAATGGACTACAACAAGCTATAGGAATTCCTGTGACTACTCCAATAGCATTAGCGGCATCAGGTACATTTTATCCTATAGTAAGTATACGTCTTAAAACATCTCCAGATAGATTAGATGGTATAGTAATATGTACAGCAATTTCTGTAATAGCAACTAGTGCAGGAAATTATAACTGGCAGGTAAGAGCAAGTGGAACTACAACAGGAGGAACATGGGTAAGTGCAGGAGCAGGTGCATCTGTAGATTATAATATTACAGGAACAAGTTTTACAGGAGGTAGAATACTTGCAAGTGGTTTTTTTAGTGTGTCAAACCAAGGATCAACTCAAGTTGATATTCTTAAGGAGGCACTATTTAAAACACAGCTTGAAAGAAATGGATTAACATCGACTCCATTTGAACTCACTATTGTGGTTGCTTCAGATGCTGGAGGTGGAGGAGGTAATGTTCTTGCATCAATGGACTGGGAAGAAATAAGCAGATAATATGTCACAGGGATATACAAAAGGTACACCTATTGATACAGACGGAACCATGTCGCTTAACAGTGACATTGTAGTTCCATCTCAAAAGGCTGTAAGAACATATATATCATTGCTAAATATAAATGATTTAAATGATGTAGTTATAACATCTCCATTAAATGGAAATGGCATTGAATATAACGGTACATCATGGATCAATGTTGGCATACAGTACACTATTGAGTTAGTGGCTGCACTTACTGTTGACTTCTATGCTCCATATGCTATGAGTATAACTTCGGTGAGCAATGTATTGAATGCACCTACTATAACACTGCAAGATGACGGTGTTAGTTATACCCTTGGAAATACTATTGCTATTGGAAGCAAGGTGACGGTAACTGCTTCTACATTAAGTGTTGTGAATCTCAACATAACCAAGATATGAGTGATAATCGTTACATAAAGGCAGTTGCATCAGCCGCTACTCCAGTTGGAGCGAAAAGGATAAAAACTGGCCAAACAACATCATATTCGACCGCAGATGACGGTGCCACACAGCGTGGTAGAGACACTAATTTCTTGACATTGGCCAGTAATAATCCATTTGGTACAACATCTAGATTTACGAATAAGAGTGGTGGTACTACATATCCATCGATTAAGGTTACATATGACTGGAGTACTTATGATGGAAGTACGGTTCTTGCATATTACTTTGGAGATATGAGTAGTACAAGAGCTTTGGCAACTCAAATGACACAATATACTAGCAGCACATTTGACGGGCTTACTGGATGGTATCTAACAAACTTCCAGGAGATGACTAACATAATGAATGCTGGTCTATGGAACAACTATATGTTGAACTATCCCCCATTTAGTACTACTCTTAGGTACTTCTGGATATCATCTCAGCCCTCTGGCACGAATGGAGTTGCAACAGATTTAGCTGCTAGTGCTGCTTTCACGGCAACTTCAAAAACAAGTGCTTTATATGGTATATGGGTTAGAGTTTGTACAGTAAGTGGAACAACAATAACATAGACATGAGATATAAATTCCCTTTATTTGAAAATGTGATCGAAGATCCAATGGTAGAGATATCAAGCATAAACATCGACATAAAAAACAAGATATGTCGTGCTGAATTGATTCTAACAGAGAATTTCAATGAGTACGGTGTAAGCCTGGATGGATTTGCGTACAAGTATCCATTCAAAGAAGAAGAGATATTTACTTGGATATTTTCTGAGTTGACAAAGTACGAGATAGACTAGTACTCTATCCTAGTAGACACCTTGTTCTTTCTTACGTGTTCGTTGAACTTCTTTACGGACATCCACAGCACACGATCTGAATACTTGCGTGATGTCACTAACGGGTTGTGTTTAGAACTCTCTGGTATCTCTACCTCACCGTTTAGCTGTTTGTATAGATTAGTGCAGACATGTCTGCCGTGTCGTGTAAGCTCATATAGCCTATAGCTGCCACGATATTTGTCGTGCCACATATGAATCCAACCTTCCTCTTTAAGTCTCACAAATCGCTTTATATCCCACGACATGGTGTTTGTATACTCCTTGTAGTCATAGTATGTGAATAGTCCTTCTGAGTATAGATAAAGAAGAACCTCTAGATCTTGTTCTGATAGATTGTACTTTATCTGTGTGTACCGTCTAACTACCCTCCAGTATTTCAAGAAGTCATTCTTTACTTGTCTTCTGGTATAATGTCTCTGGATTTGCTTTTTGATTTTCATATGTCAACAAATTTCGTAAATTTGCAACTGATATGCAAATAAAAGTGATCAAAAAACAAAAGGGTGTCGGAGATACCGTTGAGATGCTTTTGAAGGCTACTGGAATTCACTATATTGCTAACGCAATACAGAACGGAGATCCAACGCAGCCGTGTAAGCCGTGTCAACAAAGAAAAGAAGAACTGAATAAAAAGTTTCCGTATGGGTCAAAGCAAGACATCTAAGTATTACGCTGAAAATCCTACGGCAGCTGAGAAGAGACGAGAGTCTCAAAGAAAGATAAACAAGAAGGCTGGAATGTCTGAGTATAGATCCTTGTTGAACAAGGCAAACAGAAAGGCTGGAACATATGGTAATGGTGATGGCTTTGATATGTCTCACACAAAGGCTGGAAAACTTGTAAAGGAGAAAGCTACAAAGAATAGATCCAGAAATGGTGCAAACGGAAAAAGTACAAAGAAATGAGAACTTGGAATGAGATTTTATCAGCTGCGGCTGGAACGATTGTGTTGAATGACACATCTACATACACTGGTAATGTTGCTGCTATACATGTAGTTAGAGACAGTATATTTACCACTCTAGATGATGCAAAGGGTAATGAAGCTGCTGATTATATTATTGATCCAGCAACACCAGTTTCAGCTGGAGCAATGCTTACTCCTTTTGATAAGCAGAATCCATTCGTTACAATTGAATTGTCTGAGGGTAGCGTAGTTCTTGTTTTGTGATGCCAACATTTGATCTAGCAGCGATAGTTAAGAAGCACGGAGTGATAGGTGTTCTGTGTGCATGGTTGGTGTATACTAACATGCGTCTTACCGATGTAGAGAATAAGCTTTACAACTGTTATGATCAATCAAGATTTTCTAGCATGTCAAGCAGATCTGTTAGTGGAAGTATAGATATACCAGAAAAAATATATGCAGTTCTTCCAGAGAGAAAGAAGAAAACGAATGAAGAAATTTTGGTTTGAGGTAATGGAGGGCACACTGAAGAGAGACGGTAAACACTCGTCAACTCTTTGGACAATGGCCGTATCTATGTTTCTCTTTTCATTTATGTCATTTGTAGACTTCTTGATCAACGGAATAAACATTGAAATAATGATAACACTTGCATGTATGGCTACTGGTGTTAAGATAACAGACGCTGTAAGTAAAAAGATAAAGTCATGAAAAAGATAACGTACGACGAGTTCGTGTGGTTTTTATTGGTTATTGCTGGATCATTATTCTTTTTTAGTATAATATCCTCATGTTCAGTTGATCATCATCTAAGCAAAGCACAAAAGCACATTAGAATTGCAAAGAGAAATGGAGCAAGCGTCATACCAGATACGGTATGGCATTATGTGTATGCTTTAGATACGGTCTACAATGTAAAAAATAACATGTACGAGACAAGACATGTAATCAAGGATAGCTTTCCATATGTAGTTACAAACACAATATCAGCTGGGATGACTCGTCAAGAGCGTTTGGCGATGGAGGACATGTTTAAGCATATGGAGCGAATGATGAAGTTGCAGAACGATAGTCTTAAGCTAGCTCTAAGAGCAGAGGTAAAAAAACAAAAGCAAGATGAGAAGACTAATCGAGTGGTTACTCGTAAAGAAAACAGTAAGCCATGGATATGGGTTATTGTTGCTGGTATTATCCTTGTATGTGTAATATTGATTAAATTTAAATAACATGTTGACTACTCAGCAAGCTACAAAGAAGTACGGAACACCTACAGTTACTGGTGCAGAGTACTTGGTTACACTAGAACTTCCTTACCCTATGCGTTTGGCATGGGACCTAGACACAAAGGTTAATAAGATGCGAGTTCATAAGTTTGTTAAAGAAAACTTCAAGGGAGTGTTTGATGACCTATTGGCACACTACGGTTACGAGAAACTTGTAGAGCTAGGTATAGATCTATTTGGTGGTTGCTTTGCATATCGTAAGATGCGTGGAGGTACATCATGGTCTAAGCACTCTTGGGGTATTGCGATTGACCTAGATCCAGTTCGTAATCAATTGAAGGAAACATCTCGAACTGCTCGCTTCGCTCGCCCAGAATATAAGCCAATGATCGATATCTTTTATAAGCACGGATTTATCGGTTTGGGACCAGAGAAGAACTACGACTGGATGCATTTTGAAATCAAGGAATAATGGCAAAGATAAAATCACAAGACCTAGTAATTAAGGCAAAGAAGGTTGTAACACGACCAGGTGTTCATGCGAAGAAGAAGACATCTAAGCTGAAGACAAGCAAGAACTACAAGAAGTCATACGCTGGACAAGGACGTTAATTTTTGTCGCAAATATTTACTAAATTTGTTACATGGGAAAAATTAATAACTATAGCGTTGAGTCTGTAAATCCTGGAGACAGAGTATTGTGTTCAGACGCATCTACTGGAGAGACAAAAAACGTAACTGCACAGTCGATATCTGACTTGGCTACATCTGCTTCAGTATACAGAGCATACTTGACACAATCTGGAGGAACGGCACCAGTGGCTACTGTATTACCAGGTAATACATTGACAGGTACTTGGGCATATACAACAACGGGTACATTTGTATTTACAAGTACAGGTTCGTTTGCTGATGTTAAGATAGCTATTATGACTTCATTGCCTCAAAGTGCAACCACAAGAATTGTTTTCAACGGTAATGATGATGACGATTTGACTATTCTTACTTATGCTACAACTACGCTTACTAACGGTCTAATGACGGATCAATATATTGAGATCTTCACTCACGCTGTTTAATGATATGAAAGCACCAAAGATTAAAACGGTAAGAATGCCAAAGGTATCTACTCCTAAAGTAGCAAAGAAGGATAAACCATCAATGAAGAAGCTCTGTGGAAATCGTTATTGAGAATAGACTTCCATACGGATTGACGTTGGGATTTGAATATTTTGGCTCAGATGATAATTCTATGCCGACACTACAGATAAGTTTGCTCTTTTTGAGAGTGCACTTTATTTTTTATTAAATTTGTAAAATAGTTAACTAACAAAAAATAGAAATAATGGCAATAAAAAACACAAAAAAAGTTGTGTCTAAAACTACCACAAGAAAAGCTGTAGTTACAACCACTACTAAAAAATCTTCCTCTTCATCATCTGATTTAAAGCCAGGAGAAGTAAGAGTCCCTAGTAGATATAAGCCTTTCAGTCAGCAAAATTATTCTCCAGAAAATATAGTTCCTATGGAGCCAGCAGATACTGCTACATTTTCAAAGCCTGGATATAGAGTAGATCTTTCTAGAAGTAAAAAAATAAAAGGTGGGAATGATTTTCAAGAAACATACATTAAGCTAGCTCCTAATAGTGCTGCAAAAAAAACAGTCACTAAGAAGACAACAACTGCACCTAATAAATCTGAAGATGTAAAAGTTGGTACTCTACCAATTAGAAAAGCTACAACTATAGAAACCACTCGTAAAGAAGAATTGGTTAAACGTCCAAAATCAACAATAGCAGTACCTGTAGAAGTAAAAAGACCAAGCAAAGTAAGTGGAAGATTAAAGATTACTGGTAAAAAGGCTGGAGCTTCTTTTAATAAAAGAGCTACTAAAAATGTAGGAACAACAGTTCTTGCAGGAAGAGTGAGAGGAGCTGTTCAAAATGCTAAGTTTAATCGTGAAGAAAAACTTGCTGGAGGATATGAGAGAGTTGGAAAAGCAGTTGAACAACGTGGTGCTTCTATGAAGAAAAACGTTAAAGATATAAAGGAATATAAAAAATATGTTAAATCAGATGAAGGTAAAAAAACTTTAGGTAAAGAGGCTAAATCAATAAAGAAAGATCTTAATTTATCTAAAAGATACTTAAAGAGAGAAGATAAAGGAAAAAATAAGTACTTTAATAAGGAGGCTTTGAATAAAACACAAGAAATGACTTTATCTGAATTGAAAAAAAGTAAGGGAAAAACTCAAGCTGGTAGAACTAGATATAGTTCTTAGTAAGAAAAAAAAATAAAAAAAAATAGCTCATCATTTGGTGGGTTATTTTTTTTTATATATATTGCAACCATAAACAAATCAAATATTATGAAGAAAACAATTTTTACAGCAATGATGCTCATCGGGATGATGGGATCTGCACAGACAATTGAAACTCCTATTGTTGTTAATGGAGATTCTTTAGTATTGGATATCTGGACTTCTCCAGATTATGATACAAATACAAAAAGATTCTCTACTGAGAATAGAGATGAAGCTTTAAATGTTGCTATGGACATTATGTATAAGACATACGGTCGTACAAAATGGCCAGAAACAGAGGATTCTAATTTCAATGGTACTGCAACTACTGAGTGGATTTTACCTAATGATTCATTCATGCAGTTTGTTAGAAATGAGAAAGATGGATTATACTTTGTTGTAATTTATGAATAAATAATCAAAACAAAAATTAGCCAGACCCACAAGTCTGGCTTTTTTTATTTATATTTGTCAAAAATTAAATCAAATGTCAAAAATCAAGAACATTCAACCAGAAGGGTTGAGCACAGAAGAATTTGAGAAGTTGTCTGCACTTAACCGTGGATACTCAGAGGCAAAGAGCCGAGTGGCAGATGCTGCATTATTTCACAAGCGTTCAGTTGATGCATTGGATAAGATTGAGGAGTTGCTCCGAGGTCACCAGAATGAACTTGCTACAAAGTATGGCGAGGACAAAAGCATTGACATGAAGACAGGAATGTTTGTGTAATGATTCGCAAGGTATCGGTAGGCGTGGACCTACTAAATGCAATGCACTTTATTGTCGGTCAGTCTGTTTTAAAGGATAGCCACAAGATAGTAGAGATTAAAGAGATCGAGTCTGGATATCATATAAGAATCCAGAACGAGCTTGGAGAGATTGTATTGTGGAAATCAATAAACAGATTTGTACCAGTTACGGTTGAGTACGATCTAAACTTCTAATATATGCGTTCACTAGACTGCTTTATAGTAAAACCTTTAGGCGGCAAGAGATACAACAACACAGAGGACATAGACGGTAAGGAGTTCATCCTATCGTCGTCACAGGAGGACCACACTGTGACAAATAGAGAGGCTATTGTTGTTGGCTTGCCGCTAAGAGATTATAACGGACCGATAAGTGTCGGTGATACGGTTGTTGTGCATCACAACATGTTCCGTATATACTACGACATAAAGGGGCGTGAGCGAAGCAGCTCGAACCATATCATTGAAGATCTTTATACGCTAGAACAGGACATGACGTATTTGTACAAGAGTCCTGGTGGTGACTGGAAGTCTCCAGCCCCATACTGCTTTGTTGAGCCGATAAGTAAGTCAACAGATAGTAAACTAGAATCTACTGGCAGCTACGAAGATTTGTGGGGCATTCTAGTGTATAAGAATGAAGATCAAGAGGAATTGAATTGTGGTGACTTAGTTTCGTTCAAGCCAGACTCAGAGTATGAGTTTAAGATTGGTGGAAAGAAACTATATCGAATGAGAACAAATAGCATATGTCTGATAAGCGAGAGCAAATATTAAACGCAGGTCTGAAGGGTGTTGATGAATTAATTAAGGTCCTTGAGTCTCCCATACTGTTGGCTGGTGATGAGTTATCGGCTGACAAGATGAAGGCGGCAGCTGCGGCTAAGCGTCTAGCATTTGAGGATGCATTGGCAATATATGACCGTGTACAGGCTGAGAAGAATGCAGACGAGTACAACGAGATAGAGGTTAAGGCTGCTGCAATCCCCGTATCATTTGTTGAATCAAAGGCGAAGACTAAATGAGTCTATACGCCATACTCCCAGACCATATATCACCACAAGCCAGAAAGGCTCACAAGTGGGTGTATGGTTATGACGAGAAGTATGACGTTGTTGTCATATCTAAGGATGGTACAATTGGTGACATCTATGAGATAAACGGATTGAAGATTGCACTTCCTGCACTTCAAAAGGCTAAACTGCAAGTAGGCAAGAACAGATGGGAGGTGCGTGAGTACCCAAAGGAGTTGGGAAAGCTGAAGACTATATTTGAGTGGAACAACCAGTCGAATGAGTTCAAGGTAAAGTGGGTAGACTTCATACAAGAAGAGTTTGAGAAGCGTGAGGATGGGCACTGGTTTATGAATAGGAATGTTCCTACATACATAACTGGTAGCCACTACATGTATCTTCAATGGTCAAAGATAGATATCGGTCTACCAGATTTTCGTGAATCAAACAGAATATTCTTTATATTCTGGGAGGCATGTAAGGCTGACGATCGATGTTATGGTATGTGCTATCTAAAGAACCGTCGTTCTGGTTTCTCTTTTATGTCCTCTTCAGAGACATCTAACATAGGAACTATATCTAAGGATTCAAAGCTTGGCATATTATCTAAGACTGGTGCCGATGCAAAGGAGATGTTTATTAATAAGGTTGTACCTATTGTTAGAAACTATCCGTTCTTCTTTAAGCCTATACAGGATGGTATGGATAATCCAAAGACAGAGTTGTCGTTTAGGGTTCCAGCAAAGAAGATCACAAAGAAGAACATGGCTGAGTATGACGATGATGACATCGTTGGACTAGACACTACTATTGACTGGTTAAACACAGCAGACAACTCGTATGATGGTCAGAAGTTAATAAATCTAGTACATGACGAGAGTGGTAAATGGTTAACGCCAAACAACATTCTAAGCAACTGGCGTGTAACAAAGACATGTCTTCGTTTGGGTAGCCGTATAGTTGGTAAGTGTATGATGGGGTCAACTGTGAACGCACTGGCAAAAGGTGGACAGAACTTCAAGGATCTTTACATGGACTCAGATCCAAGAAAAAGAAATAACAACGGACAGACTAAGAGTGGTCTTTACTCTTTGTTTATACCTATGGAGTATAACTTGGAGGGGTTCATTGATGAGTATGGACACTCTGTAATAAATGATCCAGAGAAACCTATCATGGGTATTGACGGACGTTTGATAAAGATAGGTGCCGTTACATACTGGCAGAACGAGGTTGATGCATTAAAGTCAGATCCAGATGCATTGAACGAATACTACAGACAGTACCCTAGGACCGAGTCTCACGCATTTAGAGATGAGTCCAAGCAGTCTTTATTCAACTTGACTAAGATATATCAGCAGATCGACTATAATGACTCTCTGATAAAGGATCGTGTGCTTACACGTGGATACTTCCACTGGAGAGATGGCGTGAAGGACTCAACGGTAGTTTGGACACCAGACCCACGTGGTAGATTCATCGTCTCATGGATACCGCCAGAGAAGATGAGAAATAATGTGATTGTGAAGAACGGTAAAAAATATCCTGGAAATGATGAATACGGAGCTTTTGGTTGTGACCCATATGATATATCTGGAGTCGTTGGTGGAGGTGGATCGAATGGTGCGCTACATGGTCTTACTACCTTTAGTATGTCGCCTGACGTTCCCTCGAATATGTTTTTCCTTGAGTATATAGCTAGGCCACAGACGGCAGAGATATTCTTTGAGGACGTACTTATGGCGTGTATATTTTACGGTATGCCTATACTTGCGGAGAACAATAAGCCTAGACTTTTGTATCACTTCAAGAACAGAGGGTATAGGGGTTATTCGATGAGCCGTCCAGACAAGGCTATTGGTCAGTTGTCGAAGACGGAGCAGGAGCTTGGTGGAATACCGAACACGTCTGAAGATATAAAGCAGGCACATGCTGCTGGTATTGAGTCGTACATCGAACAGTATGTAGGTCTAGATCAAGAGGGCGAGTACAGAGACTCAGACACCATGGGTAATATGTACTTTGCACGTACTCTTGAGGACTGGGCTAGGTACGATATAAATAACCGTACAAAGCACGATGCCTCGATTAGTTCTGGTCTGGCAATTATGGCTACACGTAGACATACATTTAGGACCGAAGTAAAGAAATCAAAAATAAGTGTTAACTTTGCTAGATATAACAACAAGGGCAACAACAGTCAAATCATCAAATGAATAAGCCAGAGATAATTGTTAAAGCTACGCCCTTTCCAGATCCGCTAGCCACTGATGCAGAAAAGGCTACACCAGAGTATGGACTCCGAGTCGGAAAAGCCATAGAGGGTGAATGGTTCAAGAGAAAGGGTATGTCTTGCAGATACTACGACCAAGTAGGTGAGTTTCATCGACTTAGATTGTATGCTCGTGGAGAACAGCCAATAGAGAAGTATAAGAATGAGTTTGTCATCGATGGTGACATGTCTTATCTTAACCTTAACTGGAGTATTGTTCCGATCATACCTAAGTTTGTTGACATCGTTGTCAATGGGATGGCTGACCGTATGTATAGTATTCGTGCAGAAGCACAGGACGCAGTATCGGCAGAGAAGAAGAACGTGTTCCAGGACATGATCGAGGCAGATATGGCGGCAAAGGATTTCTTGTTAAAGACAAAGGAAGAGTTTGGTGTTGATGCATTTAATGTTAAGCCAGAGGAGTTGCCAGAGAATGACGAGGAGATGGAGTTGTACATGAACTTGAAGTACAAGCCTTCTATCGAAATTGCAGAAGAGATTGCCATTGATACTATATTAAAGATGAGTGACTTTAAACTCATAGAGGAGATGATCGACAAGGATCAGACTGAGATTGGTGTATCGTGGGTTAAGCATGAATTTTTAGCTGGTGAAGGTGTACGAGTTGAGTATGTTGACCCAGCGAATATGATATGGAGCTATTCAGAGAAGCCAGACTTTTCTGATTCTTTTTACTTCGGTGAAATCAAGCAGCTCCACTACACAGAGATATTGAAGATTGTTCCAGATATTACAGATGAGGAGTTAAAGACTATCCGTGACGCTGGGTCTGCTTGGAACAACTACTACCCTATTATTAGAAGATACCAAGATGACATCTTCTTGAGTGATGTGGTAAACCTCATCTACTTCAACTACAAGAGTAGCAAGAAGTATGTACACAAGAAGAAGTATCTAAACAATGGTGGTGTCCGAGTGATACCTAAAGATGATAGCTTCAATCCTACTGGTGAGAATGAGAACTTTGAGAAGTTAGAGTTTTCAAGAGAGGTATGGTATGAGGGTGTTCTAGTTGCAGGTACAAACATTATACTCAAGTGGGATTTGATGAAGAACATGGTTCGTCCTAAGTCTGCATCAGAGAAAGCATTGCCTAGTTATGTTGGTTTCGCACCACGTATGTATAAGGGCAAGATTGACTCACTTGTTAAGCGTATGATTCCATTTGCTGACCAGATTCAATTGATACACTTAAAGCTTCAGCAAGTACAATCTCGCATTATACCAGATGGTGTATTTATTGATGCTGACGGATTGAATGAGGTTGACCTTGGACAAGGTGCAGCATACACTCCAGAAGATGCATTGAGATTATATTTCCAGACTGGATCTGTTGTCGGTCGTTCTTATACGGGTGATGGAGAATTTAATAACGCTCGTGTTCCAATTCAAGAGTTGGGTGCTAGTAGTGGACAGTCTAAGATTGCTTCGTTGATTGGAAGCTACAACCACTATCTGAACATGATTAGAGATGTGACGGGGCTCAATGAGGCACGTGACGGATCTATGCCATCTACAGACGCATTGGTTGGTGTACAAAAGCTAGCAGCATTAAACAGTAACACAGCAACAAGACACATTCTTGAGGCTAAGTTGATGCAGATACGTAGACTTGCTATATGTCTGTCTGTTCGTATATCTGACATATTGGAGTATGCAGAGTTTAAGAATCAGTTTGCTATGCAAATTGGCAAGTACAACTTGTCTATTCTGCAAGATGTAAAGAATCTTTACTTGCATGACTTCGGTATCTTCATTGACCTTCTTCCAGATGAGGAAGAGCGTCAGATGTTGGAGAATAACATTGCCATTGCATTGCAGAGAGACAGTATCGACCTTGAGGACGCTATTGACATCCGTAACGTGAAGAACATTAAGCTTGCAAATGAGTTGTTAAAGATGAAGCGTAAGCGTAAGTTGAAGGCAATGCAAGAGCGTGAGGACCAACAGATGCAGATGCAGGGTCAGATCAATGCTCAGTCTCAACAAGCTGCTGCACAAGCTAAGATGGAACAGCTACAGATGGAGGTTCAAGTTAAGTCTCAGATCAAACAAGCAGAGACTCAGTTGTATATTCAACAGATGCAAGCAGAGGCTCAGATTAAGCTTATGTTGATGCAAGAAGAGTTCAACTTTAACATGCAGTTGAAGGGGGTTGAGGTTGACGGAATGTCAAAGAGAGACCAAGATAAAGAAAAAGCTAAAGATAAACGAGTAGATCTACAAGCTACTAGACAATCAGAACTTATTGAGCAACGTCAAAAACAGTTGCCAGCTAAAAACTTTGAGTCTGAGGAAGACACGCTAGATGGATTTGATTTATCATCATTCGGACCTAAATAATAAATAATATGACACCAGGAAAATTTATAGGTATGTTGTTCCAGTCAAGAGACATGATGCACTTGACACACTTGGACACTACATCATTTGCAGAACATAAGGCATTGAATGCTTACTATGATGAAATTCTTGATTTAACAGACTCATTTACTGAAAAGTATTTTGGTCGTAACAAGCGAATAGAGATTGTTATTCCAGAATCTAAGAAGATGTCAGCTGTAGAGCACATGAAGGCTATGCAGAAAACTATCGAGGCAGAGCGTGATAACTATCCGTCAGATCTTCAGAACATCATGGATGAGATGTTAGGTCTTGTAAATAAAACATTGTACTTATTAACATTGGTATGATGAAGGACTCCAGACTTGAAAGAGCTGGAGTTTCTGGTTATAACAAGCCAAAGAGAACTCCAGGTCATCCTACGAAGTCGCACATAGTTGTGGCTAAGGAGGGAGATAATGTAAAGACCATTCGTTTTGGTCAACAAGGTGTGTCTGGTTCTCCTAAGAAAGCTGGTGAATCAAAGTCATACAGAGAGCGTAGAGAGTCATTTAAGGCTCGACATGCTGGTAATATTTCCAAAGGAAAAATGTCTGCCGCTTACTGGGCTGACAAGGTGAAATGGTGATATTACTTTTTTAAGTAATTTTGCAGTAATTTAAATTAAATCAAAATGGAGAATTTTAAAGTTCGTTCCGTAGACTTTGAGCAAAAGTCTGTGGTAGAAGTAGAAAAAGAACTTGTTGAACAGCATGAACAAAAGCTTGCTGAACAACAAGAAGAAGTAACACCACAAGTAGAAGTTGAGCCAGAGGTTAAACCTACAGTGGAGATAAAAGACGAAGACGTTCTTTCATATATTGGAAACAGATACAACAAAGAGATTAAGTCTCTTGATGAACTGTTTGAACAGCGAGAGTCTAATGGGGAGCTTGATCCAGAGATTGCTACATACATGAAGTATAAGCAAGAGACTGGAAGAAGTTACGATGACTTTGTCAAGTTGAATCGTGACATTGACAAGGTTGACCAGATGTCTCTATTAGCTGAATACAAGAAGCAAGTAGAAGAACTTGATGATGAGGATGTAGCATGGGAGCTATCAAAGTATGAGTACGATGAAGACCTAGATGACGAATCAGAGATTAAGGAGAAAAAGCTTGCTGTTAAAAAGGAACTGAAGAAGGCGAAGGAATACTTCGAGAAACAGAAAGATCAGTATAAAGTGCCCCTTGAGTCAAGGAGTAACTCTGTTCCAGATGTAGATCGTGAGGAGATCGAAGCCTTCCGAAAGTATAAACAGTCGGAATCATCACAAGAGGAGGAGAATCAGAAGCGGTCTCAGTATTTTGCTGATAAGACAGACTCACTATTCAACGATAAGTTTGAAGGTTTCAAATATAATGTCGGAGAAGAGAGTTTTGTTTTTAAACCAGCGGAGGCTAATGTTCTTAAGCAGAACCAATCAAACCTAGTGGAGTTTATTCAGAGCTTTCTAGATGAGAATGGGTATCTTAAGGATGCAGAGGATTACCACCGAAGAATAGCGATGGCTATGAATCCAGAGAAGTTTGCTCAATATTTTTATGAGCAGGGTAAGGCTAAGGGTATTGAAAGTATTTCACGAGATAGTAAAAATATTGATATGAGCACTCGTCCAAGTACACAAGTAGCACCAAGCAATACTGGATTCCAAGTTAGAGCTGTTGATGATGGGACCAACGGTATATATAAAATAAAAAGTAAAAAGTAAAAACAACTAAAACTAAAACAAAATGGCTGGTACATTAAATTCTTCGCCTACTTTTGAACTAACTCCTAGTTCTCAGAAGGCGGCATTGAGCACAAACTACATTACTAATTTTGATTTCTTGAGTCAATATCTTCCAGATGTTTATGAGCAAGAATTCGAGCGTTATGGAAACCGTACAATTGCAGGATTCCTTCGTCAACTTGGAGCTGAGATTCCATCTAACTCTGATTTGATCAAATGGACAGAGCAAGGTCGTTTGCATACTAAATATACAACTGTTACTCCAGTTTCAGCAACTGCTGGTGATGATACTGTAACTTTTGATATTGGTTCTACTAACTGTAACTTCCGAGTTGGACAGACAGTTTTCTTGTCAAACAACGCTGGAACAACTTCTTACAAAGCAGTTGTTACTGTTATTCCAGTATCAAGTGACGAGACTCGTTTTACAGCTGCTTTCTATAACGCAGGTGGTATTGCAGCTGGAGATACTTCAGCTACATTTACTGCATTCGTTTACGGTTCTGAATTTAAAAAAGGAACTGAAGGTATGAACGGATCTCTTGAGGCTGAAGTTAAAATCTTCGATGTTAAACCTGTTATTATCAAAGACAAATTTGCTATCTCTGGATCAGATATGGCTCAAATTGGTTGGGTTGAAGTAGAAGGTGACAACGGAATGGGATACCTTTGGTACTTGAAGTCACAACACGAAACTCGTCTACGTTTTGAGGATTACCTTGAAATGATGATGGTTGAGCACGTTGAGGCTGCTTCTGGTTCTGGAGCTATTTCTGCTCTTTCTGGTGGTGCTACTCCATCTGCTGGAACTGAAGGTTTGTTCTCTGCAATTGAAACTCGTGGTAACGTATGGTCTGGTGGTGTTCCATCAACTATGCAAGATTTCGATGATATCTTGAACCGTTTGGACAAGCAAGGATCTATCGCTGAAAACACATTGTTCATCAACCGTGACTTCTCTTTGTCTATCGACGATATGTTGGCAGCACAAAACTCTTACGGAGTTGGAGGTACATCTTACGGTTTGTTTGATAATGACAAAGAGATGGCTCTTAACCTTGGATTTACAGGATTCCGTCGTGGTTCTTATGACTTCTACAAGACTGACTGGAAATACTTGAACGATGCAACGCTTCGTGGAGGTATCGTAGGTGGTGTTGTTAACGGAGTTATGGTTCCAGCTGGTACTATGTCTGTTTACGATCAAGTAATCGGAAAGAACCTTAAGCGTCCATTCTTGCACGTTCGTTACCGTCAATCTGAAACTGAAAACCGTCGTTATAAGACTTGGATGACAGGTTCAGCTGGTGGTGCACAAACTAGCAGCCTAGATGCAATGGAAGTTCACTTCTTGTCTGAGCGTGCACTTTGTACACTTGGAGCGAATAACTTCTTTATCTTCGAATAATAGAATGTCAAATACTGGGGAGGATTTCGGTCCTCCCCTTATTTTCTTAATTTAAATCTAAATCAAATGAAAAAGCAAAAGACCTATATATTGGTCAACAAATCACCACTATCGTTAATTCTTCAATCTAGAGATAGTAAAAGACGAAGACTTCTTTATAACGATACAGAAAAAAAGAAACAGCGTAGCCTTCGCTATGCAAGCAATCAAGACTCTCCATTTATTGATGAACAAGATGAAAACTTCATCTGTGAACCTATTGTATTTGAAGATGGTTTATTAATGGTAGATGAGAGTAATTACATCTTAAATAGATTTTTGGAAATACATCCAGATAATACAGCCAATGATGGTGGTTTATTTGAATTATTTGATCCAGCTAAAAATGCTGAGGAAAAATTAAAGATGGAAGATCTTATTCTAGACGCTAAAATTGCAGCTAGAAATCTTGATCCAGAAAAGATGGCATCTATTGTACGAATATTCTCTGATATACATGCAGATTCTATGAACTTGCAAGAGTTAAAATGGGAGATAAGAAAGATCGCAGAGTTTTATCCAGAAGAATTCTTAGAGGCTATCGATGATCCAGATTTGTTTGTAGATGATTTGGGTGTTAAAGCAATTAGAGACGGATTTGTATCTGTTCGGAATGGTGGCCGAGATGTTCACTACAACTTAAAAGACAACAAGAAACGAATGTTCTCAGTTCCTATGGACGAATCAGCGGAAAGTGCACTAGTGGCATGGTTCAAGACAGAGGACGGACATGAGTTCTATCAATATCTAGTTAAACAGTACGAACAATAAAATATAGAGGTCGTGAATTGCGACCTCTTTTTTTTATTATCTTTGCGGTGTTATATAACTAATAAACTATAAAAAATGGAAAAGTTCTTAAAATTAACTGCTAGCTCTAATGTTACACTTATTAATGTTTCTAGCATTCAGTTTGTTGCTACTACGTTAGCTAATCCTACATTAGTAGATGTATTGATCGGTGCAGGTGGGGCTACTGCTGGTACTGACACTGTTCGTATCACATCTTCTGCTACTGCCGCTGCCGCTGATCAAGTTGCGTTCCGTGATGCTATATATGCTGCTATCGAGAATGCTAACAAGGCTACAACAAATCCAGATTCATTTATTGTCCCTGTATTGCCTACTGGTACTACTATCGCAAGTGTAGCTTCAGCGTAAGCTTAAACTAACAGTACAATAAATCTATTGAAAGGGTAGTCACTAAGTGTCTGCCCTTTTTTATTATCTTTGCAGATATGATTAACACTATCCGAAATACCGTCTTATCGATCATAAGTAAGGATAACCGTGGGTACATCACTCCAGAGGAATTCAACTTGTTCGCACGTCAAGCACAGCTAGAGATTTTCAAGCAGTACTTCTATGACTTTGGTCGTGATTTAATCAAGCAGAACGCTCGATTGGTTACGTCTGAGTATTCAGACCATGTTGAGAGAATGGAACACGTTATAAATACGTTCACGGTAAACAACGAGGTTCTAGGTTACAACGCAATGAGTGGCAAGTTTTATTTACAAGGAGTAATTGGAAGTCCTACATTGTTTAAGATAAACAGACTTGTTTACAATTTGAATACAGAGATCGAGCAGGTTAGTCAGTACAAGATAATGAACTTAAATTCATCATTGCTTACTGCTCCGTCGTTGAAGTATCCAGCATATATTCTTGATGAGAATGGGTACAGTGTTTATCCAACAAGCATTACGAGTAATGTTACGATTAATTATATACGCACTCCAATAGATCCTAAGTGGACTTATACGATGGTTGGAAACGTACCATTGTTTAATCCAACACAACAAGACTACCGAGACTTCGAGCTTCCAGTAAGTGAGGGTCCATTGTTGGCTGTTAAGATTCTTCAGTATGCTGGATTATCTATCCGTGAGGCAGACGTTGTACAGGCTATGGAAAGTGAGGAAGCGATTGATATACAAAAAAAGGCATAACAGATGGCATACATTAGTAACTATCAGTACTACACAAACGGGGGCGTAACACCTACAGATGAAAACTGGGGTGAGTACCAGTATGTGTCGTTGCATGACATCGTGAATGACTTCATGTTGATGAATGTTGGACCAGATAAGTTGGTAGACAATGTTAAGCGATATGAGGTCTTGTATTATGCAAAGGACGCAGTTAAGGAGTTGAACTTTGATGCTATGCGTAACATCAAAGTCATCGAGATTAATGTTGGTGACAACCTTAAGATGATACTTCCTCCAGACTATGTGGACTATATACGTATATCTTTGAACGTGGACGGACAACTTTATCCATTGACAGAGAACAGCAGAGTATTGTCTGCTAGTGCATATCTACAAGACAACAACAATGAGGTTCTATTTGATTTAGATGGAGAGGTGTTGACTGGTACATCTGTTCTAGACATCAAACGTCTTGAGCAGCATACATACTGGGGTCCTGGAATATACAACGGATGCCAGGGATGGTGCTGGGGCGACAACTGGTACTTTAGCTATCGAATTGGTTCACGCTACGGCATGGATCCATCTGAGGCAAACATCAATCCTAAGTTCCGTGTAAACCGTTCGGCTGGTGTCATTGACTTCAGCTCTATGCGTGCAAACAGCTTGATCGTTATCGAGTATGTTTCTGACGGCATGGAGAACGGTGACGATGACATGATACAGATCAACAAGTTTGCAGAGCGATTTGTAAAGGCACACATAAAATACATGCTGATGACCAACAAGGCATCGGTAAACGAATATATTGTAAGACGTACACAGACAGAGCGTAAGGCTGAACTGCGTAACGCAAGAATTAGAATGAGTAATATTCACCCGTCTAGACTCCTCATGACATTGAGAGGTCAAGGCAAATGGATTAAATAATGCCAGATATTAGCAATACTTTCGTCTCTGGGATCATGAATAAAGATCTCGACGATAGACTTGTACCTAATGGTACTTTCCGAGATGCTTTAAATATTGATGTAGACACTTCGAGTAGTGGAAATGTTGGTATGGCCCAAAACGTGATGGGTAACGTCCTTGTTGAGGACTTGTCTGTTATTTCTGGTCAGTCTATTGTTGATGCTCGTACTATAGGTGCGATAACTCATGAGTCAACTGGGCTTATCTACTGGTTCGTAGCGTCTGATTATTTTGATGGTATATACGAGTACAACGCACAGGAGGGAACAATGGTGCGTGTATTGCAGTCTAACAAGGTTAATCCTAATACGCCATCACAGCTGAACTTCCGAAAGGAGTACTGCATAACTGGTGTGAACTATATTCTAGGTGACAACACGGACAACTATTTGTTCTGGACGGATGACTACAATCCACCACGACGAATAAACATTGCCAGAGCAAAGGCATACAATGTGAATGACTATCGTATCGACATGGATATCGATGTGATACTTGCTCCACCTTTATATGCACCTAGCATTGAGCCGTTCGTTGATAATGATCCGACAAATTCACAGGCATCTAATATGTTGGAGAAGTTCATGTACTTTGCATACAGATATAAGTATGTTGATGGACAATATAGTTCGTTATCTCCGTTTTCTGCTGTTGCGTTTGGACCAAAGGATTATTATTATGACTACGGTGTAGGTAATAACAAATCAATGACCAATAAATATAACTCAGTAAATGTATCTTTTGAGACTGGGAATGAGTTTGTTGAAGAGGTGCAGTTGGTTGTGCGTGACACAAAGTCTATCAATGTATCAATTGTTGATACATACTCTAAGCCTTTGTTGTCAATACCAGACAACTTTTCTTTTAGAATAACATTTACAAATAACAAGATATATGCTGCTCTTCCACAAGATCAGGTTACACGATTGTTTGATAATGTACCATTATTGGCAAAGGCACAAGACGTTGTTGGTAACCGTGTAGCATATGG